TAGGCCCAACAATTGACCCGATTCCCCAAATACGTTCATGATAATGTTTTTAATAATACCCATTTTCTTAACCTTGGCAGGCGGACTAATCCATATAGGAGTTTGAAAATCTAGAGTACAGATATCAATATCACTTTCTGTGCCTTGCGGAATAGTTCTAGAACTAAAATTGATGCTACTGAGATCTACCACGCTGATGCTGGTCCAGTCAACATAATTGTCTGTGGTTTGAATTTCAAGACTGGGATTAAACAAAACCAAAATCTGTTCTAACAACTGAAGTTTTTGATCTGTGTTACTGGTCCAGATTTCTGCTTTCATAGACAGTTTGAATGGAGTAGGCATGAGTCTTTCTACTGTGTATCCACCGCCCTGTACACCACCGTATTCTCTTTCGCCTGCTGGATTAGTAGTATACTGCCGTTCTCTCACAGATAGTTTACTGACAAAACTATAGTCACTGAGTCTGGAATTATCCAACTCAAGGCCACTGATATAACAGGCTATTCTAGGCACCGTTGACAGTTTGTTTTCACTGTTGTCTTTGATCATGCTGGCAACCTGTCTGGTCATATCACCGTACAACACAGGCACGTGTCTCTCTTCGGGAACATCGCCTCCAGTTTTATATTTGAATCCTATAAAGATTCTCATAAACTGTGTGACATATCGTCTTACTTGCGCATCGTAAAAATAATCCATTATTCATCTGCCTCTGGTCTAAGAGCCTTACTGAGACTCTGTCTTTCTTTCACAGTGTGTCCATTTATTGTGTCGGTGTTTGTGTTGTTGATGAATCCAGCTTTTTGTGTCTGGCGAACATCCTTGCCTTCAAATTGATCACCTACACCTACATCACTTGGTCCTAGATTATTCATGGTCATTCTAACCTGGTCTTCAACCTTGACCCATCTTGATCCGTTGTATCTAAACAATCTATAAGGAAAATAATCTTTTCTAAGACAGAATTGACCATCTGCAGGAGCTAATGGAAAGGCTATACCGGCTGTGAATGGAGCACCATTTGGAGGAACGCCATCACCAACAAGATATCCGTTATAACCAGATACTTCCGATGATAATAGAGCGGTGGCAGCAGTGGATCCTACATATACAGGAGTACCATCGGTATTGAACAAGAGATTGCCTGCTTCGTCAGTGGCCTGAGTTTCCAAACTAGCATCTAATAGGCTGTTATCTGCGCTGACCAGTACAGGTAATTGATTTGCATCCACAGTAAGAGTATAAAACTGTGTGGTGTCTGAGCCACTTCTTGGAGCATCTGCTTCAGCCTGATCAAGTACTGCCTGAGTGATCTGCATTTCTTTTTCGTAGGTGCTCATTATGTTTCTTAGACTGTCGGCTAGTTCATAATAGGTAGCATTAGGAGGTGCGACTCCAGTTACTTCCTGTAGCACTGTATAATGCTTTCCATCCAACCCAGTGACAACATCACCTGGATAATAGGTTACAGCAGAGTTATATGTGCCAACCATGGCATCTTTGTTAGCAACTTGGTCTAGTATTTCTTTGAATTCTTGACTGTCGACTAGAGGTTTACATTTGGCACGATATAGATGTGGATACCAAGTAACTGAAAAACCTTCCGCAGCTCGGTTTACTTCTTCAATTACGTAGAATCTTTTAAGAGCAAATTGAAAATCATTGAGCGCATGATCGTCTTTGAGATGTGGTAGTTCTATAACATCTCCACTGATCAACTTGCGGCCTAATTTTTCTATAGTGTCGTTGATGTGAAATGTGATAAAAACAGTGTCGTTTTGTAAAAATAATCCAAATTGACTGAGATTAAAATCTAGATCTTGAAGACTGTACACCCCTCGCATGACATAGATATCAGGATCATACTTGCGATCTCTATTTTCTAAAAACAGCAGGTCTTGGATCTGTGTGGGATCGCTGGTGTTGTATACAGGTAAACTGGGTGACGCTGAGTCGCCTGAGGCTCCGGGGCCTAGATATCGATGTATAAAAACATCAGTACCTCCAACCTGGAACATTTCCCAGATATTTTTATCTATAAATTTATAATCATTGCCCTTTTCAGGACGGTAAAGGCTCAGTCTTGGCATAGTCATATATTTATAAATAACTATATGAGCCAAATAGACCAATCCAAGCAAGAAGTTTTTAGTTATTGCAAAGCCATGCTGGGCGACGGCATGATTGATGTAGAACTAGATCCCATACACTATGAAACTGCACTGAACAGGGCACTAGGCGTATTTCGACAGCGTTCAGATAATGCTGTTGAAGAAAGTTATGCGTTTTTAACGTTGAGAGAAAATCAGCAAGAATATATTTTGCCCAAAGAAATCCAACAGGTGCGACAGATATTTCGCAGATCAGTTGGATCAAGAAGCGGCAACGGGTCGGGCGGCACAGTATTTGAGCCATTCAACATGGCCTATACCAACACCTATTTGTTGAGTTCAACAAATATGGGTGGATTGTTAACCTACGAATTATTCAGTGGTTATCAAGAATTAGTAGGCAAGATGTTTGGATCGTTTATTAATTTTACTTGGCAACCACAAAGTCGCAAGATAATGATTCAACAACGTCCTAGAGGCGATGAAGAAGTGATGTTATGGGTCTATAATACCAAACCAGATTTTGCCATCATTGACGATACCTATGCAGGACAATGGGTCAAAGACTATAGTTTGGCCAACTGCAAGATGATGCTGGGACAGGCTCGTGAAAAATTTGCTCAAATTGCAGGACCACAAGGTGGAAGCAGTCTAAACGGTGCGGCGATGAAAGCAGAAGCCACTGCTGAAATTGAAAAACTCACAGATGATTTGATGAAATTAGTACCAGGCGGCCAAGGATATACTTTTATTATAGGTTGACCACGATGGTATTCTCCTGTATACTTTATACAGTTGGAGAATATTATGATTATTGGAATTTGCGGTTTTATTGGTTCAGGCAAGGACACAGTTGCAGACTATCTAGTGAATTTTCACGAGTTTCGTAGAGAAAGTTTTGCATCAACACTAAAAGATGCAGTGGCAGCAGTATTTGGTTGGGACCGTACCATGCTTGAAGGCCGTACCAAAGAAGCCCGTGAATGGCGCGAACAAGTAGATCCGTGGTGGGCCGCTAGACTTGATATGCCTACACTGACTCCAAGATGGGTGTTGCAGTACTGGGGTACTGAAGTTTGTCGTAAGGCATTTCACGATGACATATGGATTGCCAGCCTAGAAAACAAACTGCGCAACAGTCGAGATAATATTGTTATTTCAGATTGCAGATTTCCCAACGAAATTGAATCCCTAAAACAGGCAGGTGGCAGTATTGTTTGGGTACAAAGAGGCACACTGCCTGACTGGTATGCAGATGCAGTTAGCGCAAATCAAGGCAACAACGTGGGATTGAACGCAATGAAAATGCGCAAGATACACGCCAGCGAGTGGGCTTGGTTAGGCAGTGACTTTGATATAGTCATTGATAACAACGGTTCTATTGATGATCTTTATAGACAGTCAGCCAGTCTAGTAGTCAGCGACAAGATCGCCCTGTCGCCAAGTGATTCCTTCTTTGCCTAGTATTTGAGCACAGTTCGAACATACAGTTTTTAAATTGCTGTGACGACAGTGATCTAGATTGCCGTCTATGTGAAATACTCTAAAAACTTCTTTGTGGGCTGATCGAAACCCACATTTGTCACATTGATTTTTTATTCGATACCCGGATCGATGCCATCTAGGAATGCCAAAGCCTAGACCGTTGGCCATACAGATTTCGCACAATGATCTATAATAGATCTTGTCGTTCTTTTTGTAGTTTACCGCACGGGGTCGTTGTCCGCACTTGCAAAGGGGTCTCATAAACATATTTACACCTTTTCAGCCCCTTTTCCCGCCTTGCATATCCTGGGGTTTTTTAATGATGCCGCTAAATAATAGTACATTGATTTAACCCTAGGAGACAGTCGAATGGCACTAACATCACCAGGCGTAGAAGTACAAGTAATTGACGAGAGTTTTTATAC